ACCACGGGTCGTAGAGCTGTCGGACACCTTGATGCCAGAGATATCCACAGTGTCTCCGTTAGTGAGCCCATGCGCTGTAGCCGTAGTGATTACGACCGGATTTGCGTTGGTGAACCCAGAGATATCCACAGGGTTATCCAGAGTGAGGCCACTGTCCACAAAGAAGCTGTCCTGAATATCCGTGAAGTCGCGTGTGTGCATACGTTCCACATACTGCATAGTGGATCCGTTTACTGTCCTCTGCACAAGGGAGTAGGAGAAGTCGTCATCGCCCTCGCGTATGGCGGCCACAGATTTGAAGTCGCCTTGCGTGGTATGCCTAGCCCAGCCAAATACGTTCTGCTCTCTGGAGTAGGTCAGGGACAGACAGATGCCGTCATCCCGAACGCACCAGATCAGGTTGTGCGGGGCCTGAGCGAACGACCAGTCCGACACGCTGTTATAATCGAACAAATGGCGGGCTAGTACAGAAAGATCGTTACCAGAGTAGCTGTCGCTCTCATACTTGTAACCGAGATCCCGGACGGTCTGCCCCGGCTGCATGTAAATGACAATATCGCCAGCCACGATAGGCGTCAGGCTAGTGGACCCATAGTACGACTGAGGCTTAACCTGAATACCGCTTGGGGTGATCACACCATCAATACCCTTGACCAGCCACTCACCGCCCGATGTCAGGATGACGAGGTCGGACAGGGCAACGAAGTGTCGGATCTCGTTGACCTGCCGGGAGGCGATGGTAACTGTGATGGCGTCGTCGTCCTTCTGCGGGCTGGAGAACGACATATTGCTGATGTTCCCCGTCTGGGACATGAAGAACTTCTGCGTGTCGTTGTCCGTGTTCGCGAATATACGGCGCTGCTGGTGGTAGCCCACCGTGGACGGGTAGTCGCCTGCAGCATTGAACGGATTACGCGCCTTCGGAGGCGTGTCGCTCCCGTCGGGGTCGATGTTGTCGTCATTAAAGGACGTGCCCTCTGCCCGCCCCACGAAGCCGTAGATGCCGTTCTTTTCCCGATAGATATTGTACGTCCCTGCGCCTGCTGCGGCGGTCCACGTCACGGTGTTATCCCAAGCAGCGTCCTTGCTGGTAGAGCTGCTTCCAGTAGCCGGCAGGCTCTCCTCCAGCGTCTCCTCGTTCACCGCAGTGACAGCGTAGGTAAATGTGGTGCTACCCCCTGTAGCGGTCACAGAGACGCCTGTAGGGGCCGCCTGAGACGGGGCAAAGGTTATCGTGCTTAGGGTCCAAGCATCGTGATCTGTCCGCGTCAGATCGCGGGGAGCATAGTTGGGATGCGTAATCGTCATAACGTCTGCGGACTGGACGTATTCCAGATCGAAGATATCAGCCGCTACATACGGGGTCGCCAGCTCAAACACTTTGTCGGCAGTGCCGCCGGACGTGTAGGCCGTGTAGGCGCTACCGTCTACATCAGCGGCGGCGCTGTTCTGTATGCTGAACGTCGTCGCTGTCAGGGACGTTATGTTAAATGTGCGGCCGTTGAGCTGGGTCATACCGGCAACGCCCGTGATATACACGCTCTCCCCGTCAGACAAGCCGTGCGAGGTTGACGTTGTAATGACGACAGGGTCGGCTGCAGTGGCACCTGTAATGGTCAAAGATACAGAAGTATCAAGGACTTGTCCGGCGTCCTTAAACACACGTATGTACTGGTCACCGAACTCGAGAACGTAGGTCTGCGTGGTATTGTACTCGAACGGTATCAGCCGGGTGGTGCCTGTTCCCTTAGCCTCGGCGATGAACTGAAGTCCGGGTCGATTGGTCAAACCGCCGTGGACCTGCGGGAAGAAGTTCTCGCACTTATAGACGGAGGTCTTGTACTTATCAATGTCCACGCGGGCAGCGATGGCATCGGATACCTCACCACCGGCCAGATTGGGCTGGATGACCTTAACCATTAAACGCGAGCCCGGATCCAGTCGGCGTCTGGGATAGCTTCCTCGATGCCTTCATTACTGTCGGTCTCCCACGCGCTGTTCAGCACTGCCTGAGCCTGCTGGTAAAGGTCGGCAGCAATCGACCGCTCGCCGACCAGCGGCATAACCAGACGGGCTGCTAGGACGTAGGAGAACGCCATAACGAACTCAGGATCGTAGTCCGTAGTGTCCTCGATACGTGCGGTGTAGAATATCTCGGGTTCCTCAATATCAGCGAGAATGACGCGCTTTCCCGATGAGTTGCGTGCCACCTCGAACTTGACGTGAGGCTGGTCTTTGCCGAGGGGGTTAACTATACCCAGCATCCTGATGCAGTCAGTGGGGTACAGGAACATATACTCCCAGTGGCCGGGGGCCGTGCCGCTGAGCGCAGCGGGGCTGGTGTACTTAGTAGCGAACGCCCACGGGTGCTGGCGGAGCAAGGCATCTCGCGTGTCGTCAAACAACAGGTTGACCTGCTCAGCCTCCGGTGTCGCCTCAGTGATATCACTGATGTCGTAGCGGTCACCAATATGCTGCAGGGCCAGCTTTGCGATTTGTACCTTGCTCGCCATCTTTTAATCCTCGATCTTAGCGGACCTAGACCGCTTCGTTATCGGAGTCTGCTTGTAGTCCTTGCGGGGCCTGTCGTATGGCGTACCGTCAATACTATCGACATCATACTTCGGAAGCACGACATTGTCTGCGATGTCGTATGTGTCGCCCTTGCGGTAGCGTTTGCTGCCGTCGAAAAAGTCCTCTTTAAACACAACTTTAGGCATATTTTGTCTCCTCTGTTACATGCCAGTAGAGGGGGCCGCCGAAGCAGCCCCCTCCCAGCGGCCTATTAGTTAGCCGCGTCCGGGTACGCTTTCCAGCCCTTCGGATCGAAGGTCAGGAACGCGTTGATCTTACCAGCGGTAAGAGCGGCGGTGCCGACGTTCTGCTGGACGCCCAGATACCGCTCGTAAGCGATGGAGCCTTCCAGAGGAACGGCAACGACGATCTCGTAGCCGGCGACCAGATCCGCCTTACCAATGGCGGCGCTGGCGTAGTGCAGCGTCTCCGTGCCATTCGCCGCGAGGGTCGAAGTGCCATCGGAGACAAGCTGGAACGACACAGTCGCCGAGCCAGCAGAAGTAACCGCAGTATCCACCTGAATGACCAGATACATCTGACGGCCGTTGCCAAGATCCTGCGGCGTAGCGCCGAGGTCAATAACATCGCCGACGGCCGCGAGGCCCGTCCCGGCAGTGCTGAGCGCGGTGGCATCCGCAAACTCAAGAAGTTCGTCCATAATCATGGCGATATTTCCTTCCTTGTGTGGGTTAGGATACGGTTGCTTCGTTGGTGCGCAGAGCGTCACAACGACGGATCGGAAGCCCGCCCCACGAAGTCTGCATCGTGCCACCGACCATGTCGACCGAGAGGGTCGAGTTCTGGACAGCGTTCGAGGTCTGACGACGAAGGAACGACATGACCTGCTTGTCCATGTACCACGCGCAACGGCCGGCCGAGGTACTCGGCAGTTCCGTCCACGCCTGATGCATAAGATCGTTCAGGTCAGCACCCGTCGAGATGTCGGCCGTCAGAAGCGAACGGTCGATGTTGGCGATACGGACAGCATAGCGCCAGTCGCGAACCGAGAGGCCCACGTCCCAACGATAGTGCGTGCGATACGCCTGCATACGGCCGTTGTTGCCGTCAGCGTTTTCGAGGGTAACTTCACCCAGATCGCGCTGCTGGATACCAGCCTTGGACCCTTTAGGGATAATACCGTGGCAGGTATTCGGGCCCCAGCAGATCAGCCAGATCGACGCATTGTCAGAGCCTGACCCTCCGCCGTTGACGATGTTGTCGCCATTTTCAGCCGAGAGGCTGTTGTAACGAGCAGCCAGACCGGTGAACTCTTCCGGTGCAGTGCTTTCATCACCATAGAACAGCGTGGACGCGAACTCTTGGTTCATGCCCTCGATGTGCGGACGGTCTTCCTGAAGACGGAAAGCAGCGGGGTTGCCAGCCATTTCAACAAGGGCTTTATCGACTTCGGAATAATCCTCCATCATGCCTGTGTTGTCAGT